ATAAGAACAGTTTGCTTATTGTAGCGGACTTAGAACAACAGCCCTTTGCAACGCTTTTGGCAAATAAAGTAAAAGGGAATATAAAAGTTAACATAGTTGATCCACCAGGGTTTGGGCCCACAAGGACCGAAACTATAGAGGACTTAGCTATATTAACAGGTGCTAAAGTTATAAACGAAGAGCTTGGTGATGATTTAGATTTAATAGATCCATCCGTTTTAGGTTCTGCGGTTAAATCTGTTACAGACGATAAAGGCACAGTATTGCAAGTGCACGCTGACAATGATCTTCTTGAAGAAAGAATAGTTAATGTTAATAGCAGGCTAAAAGAAGAGAAGAACCCGTTTTTTAGAAAAAAATTAGAGCAGCGTTTGTCAATGCTAACCGGTCGAGTTGGTATAATTAGAGTAGGTGCCGATTCCAAAGTTGAGCTTAAAGAAAAGAAAGATCGTATTGAAGATGCAATATATGCGACAAAAGCCGCTTATAAAGAAGGTATAGTTCCAGGTGGCGGCGTAGCTTTATTAAACGCCTCTACTTTAATCAAGCCTAAGAACAGGGGTGAGGAAATATTATTTGAAGCTATAAAATCCCCGTACGAAACTATATTAGAAAACGCTAATATACCTATTGTTTATCCTCAAATAAAAAACAGAGGTATAGATGTTAAAACGGGTAAAGATGTCAATATGATTAAGGCTGGTATTATTGATCCGGTTTTGGTTACAAAAACGGCACTAAAAAATGCAGTTAGCGTTGTCAATACAATTATATCTGCAGATTGTGTAATCAGTAATAAAAGAATGGCATAATGAAAGCAATAAATTATTATGTCATTGTTGAAAAAATAAAAGAAGAGCCGAAGAAAGTAGGTGGTCTTGAATTAACTGAAAAGCAAAATACTGATGTTCGATATGTAAAGGGCAGGGTGATAAGCTATGGAGATCAAGTAGAAATGTTGCAAGATGGTGATTTTGTAAGATATGATCGCCACGCGGGGCACGGGATAGAATGGAATGATTCTTTATATTATGTACTAAAAATTTCAGATATAGTACTTATAGAATGAAGCTAACCGGCCAAGATATAAGAGATATGAATTTGTTTAAGTATTACAGGCTTGTTAGAAGATGGGCCTGTAAAACTTATAATTTAAAAGATGCGGATTTAGAGTTGTTAGTGTATTTAGATTGCAAAAAGCTTTTTACGCGTAATGATTTTATTAATGGGGCTTACACCTACAGCTGGGATAAAAACCGGTGGGAACGGTTACGCCGCGAAGGATGGATTGATGTTTTTAAAGAACGTAATAGGACTACGTCAAAATATGCTGTTTATAAAGTTTCCTTAAAAGGGCAGCAATTAATAATGCGTATATATAGAATGCTATTAGGGCAGGAAGATATGCCTACATCACGTAACAGTATATTTTACAATAACAAAACATATACAGACAAGGTTTTTAACAAGGCTATTGATGATATGATAAAAGATAAAGAAAGATAATGGGATTTAAACTTAAAGATTTTTCAGATCTTGTTGGTATAGACAAAGACACATCATCATACGGCACTCCGGTATTTAAAAAAAATTTAGACGGAGGTGTTATGGCCGAAGCTAATAATGACGGTACTATATTTGTAGATAAGTCATTAAGCAAAAAAGAAAAAGAAGATGCGGTTGCCCACGAAAAAGTTCATTTAGATCAAATGGCTCAAGGCAAACTGCAATATGACAATAATACTGTAACATGGAAAAAAGACACCAGATCTCCAGCTAGAGTATATAAAAGAATTAACGGAAAAATAGTAGATGCTAAAACCGGTAAAGCCGCTGGCGAAGGTGATAAAAACTTTGAATGGGAAGACGAAGCCTATAAAAACTCATAATATGTATAAAGCAAGATCAATAACAAGCAAGGCCAGCAGTGCCTGCAAAATTAACATGGCCCTAATAGAAGGAGAGCGTGAAGTCGATAAAGTAATGAGCAAAAAAGTAGGTTTTAACGAAGCAGCCGAGGGCGCAATGGGCGCGCTGGGGGGCGATAAAAAACAGGCACCTGCTACTGATAAAAGCGAAGGCGGCCAATCAGACGGAGCAATTGATGTTACGGAGGATAAAGCCCCTGCGCCAACCCCGATGAGAAGGTCCCCTGCTAAGCTCGACCCCATGACTATAATGAAAGTAGCGAGCATGGCATCAAGCGCGATGGGAAACAAGAAAAAAGATAGCAATGGCGGCGGAAAACAAGAAACAAAAGTTGTCGTTAATAATACAGGCTCTGCCCCAACAAGCTCTGGGAGCAATAGCCAAGCAGCAAACGCTATAGACCCCAAATAATAAAACTTACACATAAGATATGAAACCTATAACAAGCAGAATTAAAAGATCCCCACTTTTTTCTTACGGAGAATCACCAGCAAAGCAAACCGCTAAAGGAGGCTCTACGACAAAAGGCGATTCTAAAGAAATTATAGAAAAAAAAGAAGTTAAAAAGAAAAAAGATTATGTAGGCGCCGAAAATGACGCTTGCTCTTCTGTATATATTGCAAAGCACGGAGATGCCGCGTGTAAAAAATACAAAGCACTTTCACAAGAAAAGAAGGATGCAGCTAATTTTGAAACAGAAATTGTTGAAACTAAAAAAACGGTTGAAGGCGAAGATAAAGATATTGAGTTTGATGTTATGAAAATGAAGTCTCAAGGAACTATGCTAGAGCCTTGGGAACTTAATAGACAGCGTAGAACAAGCGACAAAGCAAATAGGGAAGTATCTAAAGCGCAAAGAAAAATGTCTAAATATGGCTCATTTTCTGTTGGTGAAGATGGCAAAAAAATATTTACACCAAGCGAAGGCTTGTCTCAAAAGCAATTAAGAAAACTTGAAAAAGCGCAAAGCGAATTAAAGGTTGGGCGTAATTTACAAACAAATGTTCAGACTGGAACCAGAAAAGGGGTTAGGGCTGGTGATAAATTTGACCGTGGGCAAAGAAAAGAATTGTTAGGTGAAAGGACAGAAGACCAGCAAAAAGCACAAGCTGAACGAACCTCAAGGATTGAGACAAAAAGAGCAGAAAACGAAGCTTCAGGGAAAAGTTCAGGTCAAGCAGGCGGAGCGGTTGAAGTTGGGGCGGTTAATCCATTTGCAGGTATGGAACTTAATATGGATTCTACGCCATTATTCACCCCTAATACTGATTACATGAGCTTGTTAAGATCCCCGTCAAAAATGGCTAAAAAAGGTTATACTCAAAAAGCAAAAAGTCCTGCTGCCAAAGCATTAAAAGGAGCGCAAAATACATTGCCACAACATCTTCAAGACTCTATTAAAGCGGCACCGGGTAAAATGCGAGGACCTTTGAAAAAAGGTTATTTTAAAGGAGTGTAATTATGGCTTACGTACAAACAAACTCACCGTTTCAAAAACTTCGTAAAACAACGAAAGGCAAAGGAAGACACTTCCTAACCGCTAAAGAAGGCGCTGGAATGACAGAAGCTGGAAGAAAAGCATATAATAAAAAAACAGGTGGCAACCTTAAAGCCCCGCAACCAGGCGGCGGCGCAAGGCGCACTTCATACTGCGCTAGGTCACTTGGGCAAATGAAGATGCACAATATTAATTGTAGTAAAACACCTGATAAAAGAATCTGCGCTGCAAGACGTAGATGGAAATGTTAATATTATGGAATCAAAAGGATTAGGAGATACAATAGAAAAATTTACTACAGCAACAGGTATTAAAAAATTAGTAGACAGAATACCGGGTGACTGTGGGTGTAAAAAAAGAAAAGAAGCATTAAACATTATATTCCCATACAAAAATAAATAATTATGGCATACGATAAAAAATCAAGCGGGTGCACACCAATAACCGCTAAAATTAAAAAGACTACCCAAGGCGGCATGGTGACACAGCCATTATTAAATATGGGTGCGCCAGTAAAAATGAAATTACCTTCCCCAGCTAAAAACGCGGCTAACCGTGCGAAAGCAAACGAGGCTAGGGTTAAAGCTAGAGCAGCGGCTGGAGCGGCGGAAGAAGGCGCTAAAAAAGCTTTGGAATTAAAAAAGGCAAAAGAACTTGCGTCTAAAGAATTCATTTCAAACAAAAGAGGTCGTAAGGTTAAAAACCCCGCGTATCAAGCGCAGACTATTCAGCCTGTAAAAGATACAAAATCATCCAAAAGCAGTGGGGCATCAATGACTCCTTATTCTGTTAAAGATGGGAAAGGTATAATCCATGGCCCAAAAGTAAGTTACGATATGGCTTACAAGAATAGAGACATGAAAACATACGGTGGAATGAGCAAAACTGAATACATAAAGGAATCAAAGAGGCAAACTAAGTCTTTTGAATCTACTGGTAAATTCGATGCTCCAAAACCAAGAAAAATACAAAAAACAGTTGTCGCACCAAAAGCTAAAGCGGTTTCTATTGAAGCTAAAATGCCGACTGCGTCCGCCGATGTTAGCGCTCTTAAGCCGAAAGCTTCAAAAATAACCAATAAAAAAGCAGCTAAAAAAACTGTAAATAAAACAGCAAGAGCCGCAAGAGTTAAACAAAAAGGTATTGACGCGCTCGCAAGCGGTAATTCAGCAAAAGCTCTTAGATTAAAAAGACGCGAAGCTCGCATTAATAAAAGAGCAGAAAAACAGGCAGGTAAAGCTATTGCGCCTAAAAAAGATAAAAAACCAAAAAGAGCCGCTAAGGGTTCAAGAGCAGCCACATTGCGTAAATAAAATTAACAAATGAAAAAAGTATGGGAATGGCTTACCGGCAATGTAATTAAAGAAGTTGGCCAGGTTCTAGATAATTTAACAACTACTAAGGAAGAAAAGCTAAATGCCCAAAGGTTAATTACTGAAATTTTAGAAAAAGCAGATAAAGAGGCACAAGAACAAGTAACAGCAAGGTGGGAAGCGGATATGAATTCAGATTCGTTTTTATCTAAAAACATAAGGCCTATGGTTCTTATATATTTAACTGTCATCTTTACAGCGCTATGTTTTTTTGATGGCAATATTGGTGAATTTAAAATAGCTGAAGACTATATACCAATTTTTCAATCATTACTCATAACGGTTTACGGCGCTTATTTTGTAGGTAGAACTTGGGAAAAAAGTAAAAAGAAAAGCTCATGATTGATAAATCTAAATTACAAGAAGGCAGCACCGCACTTAATGTAGATTTTGGAATTCATAAAATTTCAATAAAACAAAAGTCAGATAAAAAATGGTTAATAATGATTTCTTGCAAAGAATTTGTATGGGAGTTTGATAACTGGGAAGAAATGATGGCACAACTTGTAACAGCGTTGATAGATCCCCAAAAGTTTTTTGATGACAATAAACTTGCTATGGGCAATAGGAAATTAAAAGATGTTGATTTACACGTAATTACTAAACATATAGAGAGTCAACTAAATAACGATTAACCAATAAATAATAACAATTAAATTAAATGCAATGAGTAACAAAGTAGAAGAAAAAGAACTGGAAAGTTTAAAAGAAAAAGTAAGCAGCATAAATAACCTGCAATTGCAAATTGGCGGGATAGAAGCACAGAAGCATGAGCTTTTGCATGGTATTTCCGCGGCAACACTAGAGCTAGCTAAATTTCAAAAAGAGCTAGAAGAAAAGTACGGTCAAGTTTCAGTTAATATATCAACTGGAGAAATTGTTGAAAATGAGCCTAGTAAGGAAGATTAGTATAGGCAAAGATTATAAGAATGACGCCATGCACTACTCTGTTGGACAGGAAGTGTATGGTGGTCATACTATAGTTAATATTATAGACGAGGAAGATAAGTACTCAATTTATATAGAAAAAAATAAAGAAGTATTGCCTTGGAAGGAGTTTAATAAAAACATGGCTATTGCCGTTGAGTTTGATTTAGAGTATTGATGAAAGGCATTTATGACTTTGTAGTTACTCCAAAAGATTCAGAGTATACTAACATTAAAGCTGTAGAAGATAAAAATCTAATACTAAACACAGAATTACAAAACCATAATTACGTTTCACGTATAGGAATTGTAATGGCCACGCCAAATCCTAATCCAACGAATATAGTAAAAGGTGACGAGGTTATACTGCATCATAATGTTTTTAGGCGGTTTAGAGATATAAGGGGTGTTGAAAAAAATAGTAAAAGCTTTTATAAAAATAACTTGTATTTTGTATCACCTGATCAGATATTTGCGTACAAGCATATAATAAAGTGGATTCCATTAAATGGTTTTAATTTTGTAAAACCAATTAAAGAAGACAAAATGTTTTCTATTAATTTTGAAAAACCTTTAGTTGGTGTTTTAAAATATAAAGACCCTTCTTTAAAGGGTGTTAAAGAAAATGATCTTGTTGGTTTTAGACCGGGCAGTGAATATGAGTTTATTATAAATAAACAAAAATTATACAGAGTACCCACCAATTCAATTACAATTAAATATGAATATCAAGGAAACGAAGAAGAATATAATCCAAGCTGGACACAAAGCGGTTGAAGAATTAATAAAAGTAGCTAAAGAGGCTATTGTTGATTCTGATGATGATATATCTGCTGATCGACTTAAAAACGCAGCCGCAACAAAAAAACTGGCTATCTTCGACGCTTTTGAAATATTAAACCGTATTCAAGAAGAAGAAAACTTACTTGAAAACAAACCTAAAGAAGAAGTAGAAAAAAAAGCTTTTAAGGGGTTTGCTGAAAAAAGATCTAAATAATGTATCAACAGACTTTATATAGCGTTATAACGCCAGTAAAGAAAAATACTATATCTAGATTAAATAGAAGTAAGAAATGGAAATATGGCTATAATAAAGAGCATGATATTGTAGTTATTAGTAAAACAGGGCAGATTGGCGAAATTTATAATATACAAAATTTAAAAATAGCCTTGCCTCCAACACCCGCTAAAATTAATCAATTAAACAAAAAGTGGGAAATAGAAGATTATCCTAAAGATTTAAAGCGCATAAATAGTGTTTTTGAGTGGAGGGATTATCCAGATGAATTTAAAGAAAAATGGGAACCATATATAGATGAACAATTCAGACGTCGCGAAGAAGGCCATTGGTTCAATAATAAAGGTGTGGGCACTTACATTACTGGCACTCACTTTATGTACCTGCAGTGGTCTAAAATTGACGTTGGGAACCCAGAATTTAGGGAAGCCAATAGATTATTCTTCATTTTCTGGGAGGCTTGTAAAGCAGACCAGAGATGCTACGGTATGTGTTACCTCAAAAACAGACGCTCAGGGTTTTCATTCATGGCAAGCGGCGAGACCGTTAACATGGCAACAATATCAAGCGATGCAAGATTCGGCATATTATCAAAGTCCGGTTCTGACGCTAAAAAAATGTTCACAGATAAGGTAGTACCAATATCTGTAAATTACCCTTTCTTTTTCCGACCTATACAGGACGGTATGGATCGTCCAAAAACAGAGCTTGCTTACAGAATACCAGCGTCAAGGCTTACAAGAAAGTCTATACAAAATAAGCAAAGCCAAGAAGATCTTGAAGGATTAGATACAACTATTGATTGGAAAAACACAGGTGACAACAGTTATGATGGTGAAAAACTAAAACTGCTTGTACACGACGAATCAGGTAAATGGGAAAAGCCAGACAATATATTAAACAACTGGCGTGTAACAAAAACTACACTAAGATTAGGTAGTAGAGTTATTGGAAAATGTATGATGGGTTCAACGTCAAACGCTTTGGATAAAGGCGGTGAGAACTTTAAAAAACTATATAACGATTCAGATGTTACAAAACGAAACCGAAATGGACAAACTAAGTCAGGATTATATTCTTTGTTCATTCCTATGGAATGGA